TTATTGTACCGCACTGTTTACCGCGCTGGTGGTGTAGCTCCCCTTGCTTTCCAGGTATTCTATTAAGTGTTCTTCCACGCTACCGCTGTGTTGCCAGCTGACAAAGCCGGTGCGCCTGTATGCATGGTGCTGTATAACTTCATCGTGAAACCGGCACAGCGCCGGATTGCGGCGCAGCTTGCGCATAGCTGCTTTTTCTACCTGCTGCGCGCGGCTCCATGCCACGCCGTAGGCCTCGCCCACCTCCCGCAAGGGTTGCTGCTGGTAATACCGGCGGCGCAGTATGTCGGCTTCCCGGTCGGTCAGCTTTGCAAGGGCTTCTTCCAGGGCGCTGTGCAACTGCTCCCGGAACACTTCATCCTCTACCGCGTCCAGCTCGGCCGCTGCTGCCGGGTCTTCCTGTAGGTCGCCCAGTGTAGCGCTGCCGCCGTCCTCATCATCCAGTGGCACGTCCAGGCTGGTGCAGTGGTTCAGCGGGTCGGCGCTGGTGGTGTGCAGTTTGCCGTCCTCGCCGGTCACGTTGCGGGCGTGGCCGTTGGTAAGGGTGCGCTGGATCTGGCGCTGCATGGCGGCAGTCAGCCAGGTGGTAAATGCTCCCTGCGCCGGGTCGTAGGTCTGGGCGGCGTGCTGGACAGCAAAAAAGCCTTCTTGCTCGAAGTCGTCCGCGGTCAGGCCGTGGGCATCTGCCTGGGCCTTGTGTGCTGGGTACCACTTCCAGAACATGGAGCGCAGCAGGCCCTTGTTCAGCTCCCACAGCTGGCCCAGGGCGTAGCTGTTGCCGGTGGCGGCCAGGGCAGCAAGTGCAGCGTTTGTTGCCTGCTGGTCGCTGGTTTTGGTTGCTGTCTCCATAGAATCCCCCCTATAAACAAGAAAAGCGTGCAGGCTGTAAACCCGCGCGCTTTTTTGTGCATTTTGCTATTGAATCGGGCACGGCCCGGCGTGGATCAGGCCACGCAAACAGGCACTTTGCACAATCAGGTGGTAGCCTGGTAATAAATGCCGGTTTTCTTGTTGTCCAGCACAAACGCGTCATAGCAGACGCGGCCGGTCACGATCGTACCGCTGGACAGCGGCGTGTCGTTGTGGATGCCGAAATCTTCCAGCTTGACCGGGGCCACTGTGGCGGACGGGTGGGCCAGCATAAAGCCAAACTTGGCAGGCAGACGCACGGCGGGCACCTTGACCACAGAAGCACCGTCCAGCATGGCCACGACACCACGGGCGCGCATCTCTGCGCCAATCTCGGTGTGGTCAAATTCAACGGCCTGTTTCAACAGCGCATAGGTGGCCGGGGTGACGGTCAGCACGCGCTCGGTCTCGGGCACTTCCGCATCGTCCAGCGCCTGGGAAGCTGCCAGCACTGCCGCGTAAATGTTCGACTTGGTCAGCGCAGCGGCGGCGGGCTTGGTGCCTGCGCCGTCGGTCATGACCTTGTACACGTTGGTGTCAACCTCCGGCACGACCACCTCGCGCAGCTCACGCGCCAGGGCGGTGCCTGCTTCAAGCTGGCCCTGGGTCTCGTCCTCGTCCAGCTTGTCCACGTTGAAGATGAAAGAGCGATCATGCTTCAGCAGCAGCTCCTCGGTGGTAGCAGACAGGTCAAGCAGCTGACCATAGCGGGACAAAGACTCGCTGCTGTCCTCCGGGGCCGCGCTGCGGTTGCGGGCGTAGTCGTTCATGGGCGTGGTGCTGATCTTGTACAGCTTGATAGAGTGCGCGCCCGTCCAATCGTAATCGGTGTTGGTCAGCAGAAAGGTCTTGCTTTCCGCCTTGAAAAGTTCATCGGTCTGCGGTGCAAATTTGGTAGTAAGTTCGATAGACATGTATATAACCTCGTTTAGTAACTGAAAAATTGTGGCTTTTTGGGTGTATGCTTATTACCACGACTAAACGCGGGCGACAAATCCGTTGTGTGGCGCTGTGAAGCGGGAATATTCCCAATAGCGCCAGCGGTGCCGCCGTCCCTTACATTGGGGTAGGCAGGCGCGGAAAACTTCAAGATCTCCTGTGCCTGGGCGGTGCAGGCTTCCTCGGTCTCGCCGGTCAGCAGAGCCGCCGGTACGCCAGTAGCAGCCGAAACGCGCTGTTTCATCTCGCGGCGGTCGTTGTCGGCTTTCATGGCATCAAGCTGCTGCTGCAATGCAGCGGCGCGGCTGTCTGCTTCATCGGCGCGGCCTGCCTTGCCTTTCAGATCGTCATAATCAGCATACTTTGCACGCTCACGGGTCAGGCGGTCGGCCACGATAGCGTTGACCTCATCCTGTGTAAACGTGCGCGGTTCCTGCTGTGCGGCAGCAGTGCCGTTTACTTCCTGGTTTACAGTTTCGTGCATGGTGTTATCCTTTCCCGGCTTTACCGCTGCCGTAGCGTAATATATATAAAAGCCGCCAAGCGGCAGCTTTCTGCCATCTGCCTAAAAAGTGCCCTGTGTGTAAATCGGCGCTGGACGGGGCGAGAGCGCCAGGCCCTGGCCCCGGGGTACTCCCCCCAGGGGGGCAGATGCCGCCAAAAACGGCCGCTTTTTGCATAAAAACAAGCCATTTTTGTGGGCATAAAGGCACATAAACACAGGGAAAGATTAAAGCCTAAAAGGACTCGTATGTCTCCGAACCAGAACAGAAACGCCATGAAAAAACGCCGCTGCCTGTTGTGCGGGAAGTGCTAACCGCACAAAAAAACAGACGCAAGGAAAGGCTTCAACCTTTCCCTGCGCCTGTGTGGCTTACCTGTTGGCGGTACTCTGTAATAATTTTATTTTATCACAAACAAAGTTATTTTGCAAGGGATTAAATACCACCCCCTAAGCTACTAGGGCTAGCGGGGGTATTTCAGCGCTGGACGGGACGCGGTCGCCCGCCGCGGGGGCGGGGGGTACTCTCCCAGGGGGGCAGATACCAACAAAAGCAGCTTGTCTTGTATAGTCTAATATAATTCAGCAATTTTACTTATCTTCGCGCTTGGTTTTGCTGCAAGTCGTTAAATACCACACTTTTACCCCGCCGGGGCTGGCGCTGCTATGCTGCCGCGTATCTGTCAAGGTATGCATTAGTTCCGCGCGCACGCGCTCAAAGCTGGCGGTCTCTGCCGCTGTGTATGTAATGCGTATCTTCAAAATCATTCATCCCTTGCAATGCTCATACCATCCGCATATATGAGTTTATCATATACGGAAACACGTTCGTTTACTGTATCAGCGAACATTGCCGCCGCCTGGTATATGCGGCCCGCTTGCCACACGGCGCATAAAGCATTTATTATTGCTTCATTGTGTTTGCAGCTTTTTATGCTGTGCTGGTACTCTGATATAAATACCGCCTTAGCCTGGACAGTTTCCCACACATTAGGCCGGAATCTTTGCGCCTGTAATCCTCTGCGCACTTTCATGCTTCCACCCCCTGGCTGTTCAGCTGGGCAAGTGCTGCTTGCAGCTGGGCTTTCAGCCGGTCGCGCTCGATCTGGGCGGCAGTCTGCTGCCACAGGTCGGCCAGATCAACATGCGCGGCGATGGTCTCGCCCTTGTGGATCCTAGCCACGGTGTAGCCGTCCCGCTCAAACTGCGCAGTGATCCAGCCCGCCGGGCGCATATCCAGCCGGGCCAGGGCGCTGACCTTGCCGCCATCCAGCACAACGGTCTGGGTGCGTATGGTGCGGGGCTTCGGCTCCCGCTGGTCGATGTACTCCACCGTGTAGGCGGTCAGATTGATGGTCTTTTCAGTTTTCATTTGCTTTTTTCCTCCGTATCGGTTATACTGAGGGCGGTAAATCCGCGTGTGCAAAACGCTTTACCGCCTGCCGCTTTGGGTGTTGGTCGCACCTAAGGCGGCTTTTGTTTTCTTCAAAACAGCCCGCCGGGGCTGGCGTGTCCAATGTGGACACATTACAGGTATTGGGTAATATCATCGTCTGGGCCAATTTCCCGCGGATGGTCTGCTGTGTCTGAGCCATGAACGGCGGAAGTGTCCTTAAAGTCACCTTTATAAGACCAAACACCATCCCAGCCGCGTTCAATGCTCTGTTCCAAAATGGCAATCATGTAACCGTGCGTATTTCTTACCCCGGCTTCTTTTGCAAGGCTCGTTACTTTCTTGCAAATCAATTCAGCCGCGCGCGGGGTCAAGGGCTTTTTGTTTGCAGCCCTCAAAGCGTTAAAGTCAGTAAGAGCCTTTTCTAGTTCTGTATCACTTCCTGCAAATGTTCTGAATATATCGGCTATAGTTTCTTGTGCTTGTTCCTGCCTTTTCCGTTTAGGCTTGACTTTTTCAGAATCAGCGGGAGAGGGCGGTAAAGCGGCGTTGTCCGCTTTACTCTCTCTTACCTTACCTATCCTATCCTTACCTAACCTATCCTGTGGCAACCATTCGGTTGCTGTTTGGGTGTCACTCTGGTTGCCATTTTGGTTGCCATCTAAAAGCATTTTTTCATGGGTAAATTTGGTAGGTGTGTAGCGGTCTTTGCGGATTTTGTTATTTTCTTTCCAGTCAATGATAACAAGAACACCCGTTTCAAACGCCTTTACAAAGCCTTTAGTTGCTAATAGCCGTATGTCATCTACGGAGCAGTTGCATATTGCCGCAATGCTTTTCGGAGCAGCTACAAAGCCGTCATCATCGGCCCGCATCCCCAAATGAAAATACAGCGCCTGGGTACTGGACGGCATTTCAAGAAAGCGGTCTGTATCAACGATGGAAAGGCTAAACATTCTTCGATGCGCCATCAGCCCGCCGCCTTTTTATGGTCGAAAAAATACTTGTAGTATTCCTCTGGTGGGATGCTCAGTGTTTGGGCGATTTTTTCAATCTGCCACGCATCAAAGGGCTGTGCGCCGGTCATGCGGGCCGTCATGGTGCTTGATGCCATACCGGCAGCGCGAGCAACTTCGTTTTGTGACATCTCACACTGGGCAAAACGGACGCGCAAGTTGTAGAATGGTTTATACATAGTCAATGCTCCTTTCAAGTGCGCTTTATATACGCGCGCGGGCGCCCGCGTTAATCTCTCTTGTATTAATATTATCTTGTAATAATCTACCCGCATTTTTTTGCGGGGGGTCTGCGCATTTTTTTGCGGGGGTCCCCCCGCAATTTTCTGCGGGGGTGGCGCAGATTTCTGCGGGGGTGGTAATTTTACACGAAACACTCGCGCGCGCGTATATTGTTATTACTTGTATTGTTATTCTTGTATTGTTCTACCCGACATTTTTGTCGGGGGGGAGGCGACAATTTTGTCGGGGTGGGTGCGACATTTTTGTCGCCTGCCGACACTGGGTGTCGGTCACCGACATTTTTGTCGGGGTTACTTCTTGCCCCGCCGGGGCGGTAAAGATTACCGGTTTGCTGCTTCGACTTCGTCGGCCAGAGCAGCGGCCCGGGCCTGTTCGGCAGGGCTGGCGATGTTGCCCAGATGCTGGGCGTAGAAGCTCAGCGCGGCAACGATCAGCTGCCGCTCGTGGTCGGTAGCATAAAGGACCATCAGACATACACCCCCTTTAACTTCTCGCTGAACTCCTGTTCAAGCCGGGCCTGTTCGGTCACGATCTGGCGCAGCTCGGTAATGCGGTTATCTGCCACACCTGCACGGACGCAGTCTGTAACAGCCTGCTGCAAGGCGGCGCTTAGTTTGTGGTAGTATTTCGGGTTTTGCATTTCAACCCCTTTGCCGGGGCGCTGCACCGGCTTTCCGACAATGTACTGGATAGAATCAGCGGTAAGTGCAATTTCATCAGTTAAGTAGATCATTTTGCAAGTTCCTTTCTGCTTTCGCTCTTAAATGCGCGGGAAGCCCTGTTTTTTGGGGGCTACGGCGTTTTTCTTGGGTGGGGGTATATAACTTCATTACCGAGGCATACAACCCCTAAATGTGCGGCTAGATTTTGGTACTGTCTAATTTTGCTTAACTCTCCGGGATAATGATTTCTTCCGGCTCACAGTTCAGGGCGCGGGCAATGCGTACAACGGTAACCGCTTTGCAACTGCCACGGCGGCGAACCGTATTGAAGTTTTGGTAAGTCATCTTCATGGCCCTTGCCAGGTCAGTGACGGTCATGCCCTGCTTTGCGGCCATGAGTTCAATTTTCTGGCTATTGATTTTCATGTTTAAATCACCTCTTTTGCATTCGTTTGTATGCATTATAATATATTCGCGTGAATGTGTCAATAGTTTTTAAATAATTCTATTGAATGTTTTTTGCTTTTCTGGTAATATAACATTAAACTATAATTTGGTGGTGAAATTATGACTACTGGAGAAAACATAAAAAAATATAGAAAAAAAGCACACCTAACTCAGAAAGAGTTAGCCGCAAAATGTGGATTAGCTGCTATAACAATTCAGCAATATGAACGAGGAGCCAGAGAGCCACATCTTGAAACAGTTATTAAAATTTCAAAGGCCCTTGGTGTCTTACCAACACTGATTATTGAGGATTTACAAGATGAATTAGCTCTTTGGATAGAAAATCATCCAGATTCTTATGACCAAATCGTTTTTAATCATAGCGAAAATAATACAAATTTCGACATGTATTTAGAAGACACCATAGAAAGAATAAAACCTTTGCTAGAATTACTAAATCGTGACGGGCAAGATGTTGCAATAGAACGAATAGAAGAACTAACACAAATCCCCAAATATAAGATTACAGACAATCAGGATAACAGCACAGAATAATAAAAGCGTGTCCACATTGGACACATCCCGCCACCATTCCGCCGCTCTGATACTATACCAACTTTTTCGCAGTAAACAAACTGCAAGAAAATAAATGTTGGTATAGTATAGAAGCAGTGAGAAATCAGCCGCCCGCCGGGCCACGCAGGAAACTTCAAGCGTGCATCTGGCCGCTGTCACTTTCGTTTCTCTGCTTGCTTTATTACTATACCAATTTTTTCAAAAAAGTTTTTTCCGCACAGAATGTAAACCCGGCGCAAAGTTGGTATAGTATACATGCAGCAAGACGAAGCACCGCGCCGATCAGCGCCGGGCCGCGCTGGTTATACTGCATACAAAAGAAAAAACCGCCCACGGTTGCAGCCGTGAACGGTTTTGAATAGGATGCTCACCCCAAAAGAGGAGTAAAGCCCCCACGCAAGGCTATTATACCTCTTTTCAGGTGGGCTTGTCAAAGTGTACCTGTAAGGAGGTTTTGTTTTATGGGTAAACGCACGAACACAGCCCGCTGGACGGGCAAAATGTGGCGCATTGACGTTCAGCACGACGGCAAGCGCAAGAGTTTCTACAGCAGCCGCCCAGGCCGTACCGGGCAGCGTGAAGCGAACGCTAAAGCGGACGCATGGTTAGATGACGGCATAGCAGCCAGAGCGCCCAGAGTAGCCGATGCGGGCAAGCTGTGGCTACGTGAGGTAGAGCAAACGACATGCACTACCAACTACCGCCCCACGGAAAGCCGCTGGCGCAACTGGATAGCCCCGGCCATTGGATCCCGCCGGGTCAATCAGCTGACAGATCAGGACTTGCAAGAGATCATCAACACGGCATACGCTGCCGGGCGCAGCCGCAAGGTGCTCAAGCTGTTGGCCGCTGATCTCCGGGCTTTCTGTAAATACTGCCGCAAGGCCAGGCTGTCCGCCTATGTCCCGGAAGAACTGAAAATCCCCGCCGGGGCCCGGTACAAGGGCAAGACGATCTTGCAGCCCTCCGACCTGGTGAAGCTGTTCAACGTAGACACGACCACCTACCGGGGCCAGACCGTGGAAGATGAATACATCAATGCCTACAGGTTCCAGGTCTTGACCGGCCTGCGCCCTGGCGAGGTCATCGGCCTGGACTGGGCAGACATTCACGGCAGCATGATCAACGTCAGCCGGTCGGTCAACGTGGAGGGGGAGCAGACGCGGGGCAAGAATGAAAACGCGGTGCGGTCGTTCCAGCTGTCGGCCCTGGCCTGCCACGTCCTGGATGAACAGCGGGAAGCCACGGGCGGGCGCGGCAGCGTGTTCCGGATCACCAATGAGCAGCACTATTACAAGCGCTGGAAAACCTACTGCGCTGCCAATGGTCTGACCCCGTGCAGCCTGTACGAGCTGCGCCACACGTTTGTGTCCGTGGTCAAGACGCTGCCCGCCGGGGAAGTCAAAACCCTGGTAGGCCACAGCGCAGACATGGACACGTTCGGCATCTATGCCCACACCCTGACCGGGGACGCTGCCCACACCGCCCAGGCTGTCAACGGCGTATTCCTGCAGGTACTGAAAAATGCATAAAAAAAAAGAGGCTTTACCACCCCCACCAGAAAGGGCGGAGGGGAGCCTCACAGGGCCGTTGGCCCCCCGCCAGAATGGGCAGAGGAACAGCCCTAAAATTATAATACAGTTCTTTTTCTGTGTTGTCAATACCGCACTTTTACCGCATTTTGTGCCCGTGGTTATACCGCACTTTTTACCGCACTTTTTACCGCACTTTCAGATTTTACCGCACTTTGCGCCGCTCCCACAGCAGAACGCAAAAGCCGGAAAAGCCTTTAGTTATGCGGTTTTCTGAACACTGATTTTTTGCAACCTACCGCGCGGCATTGGTTCAAATCCCTTCATCCGCACCAAAATCCTCGAACGTTTGTTCGGGGATTTTTTGTTTTAGTGATTTGTTTGGGATGACAAGCATCGCCCCCCGCACCGTAGGGGCGGATTCCATATCCGCCCACGGAGCCTTGCCATTACTGCAAAGTCCCGGGTCGCTGGCGAGCATTGACCTCCACAGCGCTGGCGGTTCGCGCTTTTCCGCTATAGATACAGCAACAGCCCCGGTCCTGCACTGGAACCGGGGCTGTACGATTTTATATCAACTTTACGCCATGAAATCCGGCAGGGGCTTGCCCTCCTTCAGCCATTGGTGATACTCGGCGGTAGCGGCAAACTCAACGTCGCCAGCGGAGTTCAGCGCCGTCTCGACCGAATCCTGGATGACACCAATGATAAAGCCGACACCAACGACCTGCATCGCAATGTCATTGGAGATGCCGAACAGCGAGCAGGCCATAGGGATCAGCAGCAGCGAACCGCCCGCAACGCCGGAGGCACCGCACGCGCCCAGTGCCGACATGATGGACAGCAGGATGGCGGCGGGCAAAGAGACCTCCATGCCCAGCGTGTTGGCCGCAGCCAGCGTCATAATCGTGATGGTGATGGCCGCGCCGTCCATGTTGATAGTCGCACCAAGCGGAATAGAGACGGAGTAGATGTCCTTATCCAGGCCGAGCTTCTCACACAGAGACATATTGACCGGGATGTTGGCCGCGGAACTGCGGGTAAAAAAGGCGGTCAGGCCGCTCTCACGCAGACAGCGAAGCACCAGCGGGTACGGGTTGCGGTGCAGATAGATGAAGATGATCAGCGGATTGATGACCAGCGCCATCAGCAGCATAGTGCCGACCAGCAAAAGCAGCAGGCGGCCATACTGAGTGAAGATAGACAGGCCGTTGTCCGACACATTGGCGAAAACCAGTCCCATGATGCCGAACGGTGCCAGGTTGATGATCCAGCGCACGATGGTGGAGACCGCGTCCGCAGTGTTGACCATAAAGTTCTTAGTCGTGTCACTTCCCAGGCGCTTCATCGCCAGGCCGAACAGGCAGGCCCACATCAGGATACCGATGTAGTTGCCGTTCATGATCGACGCCACCGGGTTGGAAACAATGTTGGCCAGCAGCGTGTGCATGACGTCACCCAGACCCTGCGGCACAACGTCCGCCGTGGCGGCCTCGGCCAGAACCAGCGTCTGCGGGAACAGCTTGCTGGTCACCACGCTCAGCGCCGCGGCCACAAAGGTCGTCAGCATATACAGCCAGACAACGGTGCCGAAGCGGCGGTCCAGCTTGGATGAACCCTGTGCCAGTGCGCTGGCAACGATGACGAAAACCAGCACCGGGGCAATGCCCTTCAACGCGCCGACAAACAGGCTGCCGAATTCTTCCAGCCATACGGCGCCGGGGCAGATCAGTGCCAGCGCCGCGCCGATAAGCAGACCGATGGCAATACGCAGGATCAAGCTGGTCTCGTTGTACTTGGCGGCCAGCGACTTGACCGCCTTGGTGAATTGATTCATGTGAAGCTCCTCTTCCTTATTATAATAGTCGGGCACGTTTTGCAGGGTGCGCGCGCCGTTTGCAGCCGCCCGCACAGGCGGCTCGCGTGACAATCCACATTATAGCGCATCCCGTGCAGATTGCAAGAGAAGTACAGCTGTAGTGCCATCAAAAACAGTCGATTCTGGTCGGTGTAACGTGGGAAAAAAATTGCAAAAAATGTTTTTGTGCGCGGGATAGGTGTATTTGCACCGCGTACATTTCGCAGTTGCATAGGGCATCACGCCTACAGCACCGCAGGGGTCAATGCTCGCCATCGACCCGGGACGTTTGCAGTAATGGCAAGGCTCCGCGGGCGGATATGGAATCCGCCCCTACGGTGCGGGGGACGATGCTTGTCATCCCAAACAAATCACTAAAACAAAAAAATCCCCGAACAAACGTTCGAGGATTTTGTCTCGACGTGACAAAAAAGATACCCTGTCTCAAAATTCATCCGATTTTTTGTTTGCTCTTTTAGGGCAATCGTGGCGGCCATTGCAGCATCCATTCCAGATAGTCGGCGCGCGTTATTTTCCTTACGGAAAGAGAATGCTTTTGGTCAGCCCAATCAAGCAGCAATCTATTTAGTGGAAGTTGTTCAGAATAAATTATCGGACTGACTGTCTTTCCGGGTGGTGTGTTCGCCGTTCTACTCGTTGCCAGTTGCAAAACACCTTCATGTTCCCAATCGTACCATATCAAAATTCGAAGCAGGTCGATTGGTGTCTCGTCCGGCATAAGGAAAATTTCTTCGCGGATGTTCATGGCTTTTGCAATTTCTTTTAAACGGTTTGCCTTTGGGCTGCGATACCCCATTTCATATTGTGCAATGCGGTTCGCGCTGCTCTTTCCGTATCCGAGCATCTCACCCAATTTTTGTTGTGTAAGGCCGCGATGCTCGCGTACCAGTTTGATCCGTGATCCTGTATCCATCGTGTAATAGCTCACTTTCCCAAAAAGTAATACCCGCATCAGCAAGCGTTTTCGACTTGCCAGTGCGGGCGTTTGTGTATGAGTGAATGGCTCTATATAAGGTCAATCTTTTGGGTATAACCGCCGATAAAGTAGATTTCGATTTCTTGCCGTGAGTGGACAATAACCTTTTCGATGATTCTTGCGGTAAGGATGTCATCGTATTCCTTTATTAAAAGGTCTTGCGCCGTCAGCTGTTTGGTTGCTTCTTCGTCCTCCCCCTTACCATCCGTACTTTCTGCGATATTTGCTTTCAGTATTTTGATTTTACCGCTGAGTTTTCTCAGCTTATCATCAAGGAACGGTGTACTCTCGTCAAGTTCCAGTGACATTTCAAGCAGACGATCAAATTCTTGCTGTGCTTTTTCTAGCTGCTTTTGAAGCTGGGCTTTCAAGTTTTCTCCTGCTTTCATTTGACGGAGAATACCGTCAAGTTGTGCAGCAACTTCATCGGTAAAGTTTGCGGCCAGATTCTGCACAGCTTTCAAAATAGCCTGATGCAATTCTTCTTCCGGGATTGACGGTGAATGACTGCAAAATTTTGTTCCGTATTCGAGTCGATTGACGCATCTCCAAACGATTTGTTTTCTGCCGTGGATGTTCCAAGTAACCCGCTTATAAGGGCTGCCACAGTCTCCGCAGACCAGTCGTTCGGATAAGGCATATTTGCTGTTATAGCGGCCTTGGTGTCGTTTGCGTTGGTTAGCTGCCGACTTACTATTGCGGCGGGCGATTTCAGCCTGCACCTCACGGAACATCTGCTTGGTGACGATACCTTCATGGTTGTTTTCAATGTAGTATTGTGGCAACTGACCCGTGTTTTTCTTGGAAACGCCTGTCAGTACATCCTCGATAAAGGTCTTTTGCAGCAGCACATCGCCACAGTATTTCTCATTTTGGAGAATCCGCTGTACGCTCTCGGACGACCACTTTTTGTTTCCTCTTGCAGTCAGAACCCCGCCCGCTTCCAGTTTCTTTTTAATGGTCAGTAGACTGGCTCCTTGCAGATAGCTGTTGAATATCATGCGAATCACTTCGGCTTCTTCGGGGATTACCTCTGGTTTACCATCCAAGCCTTTTCGGTAGCCAAGTATCTGTCCATAGGGAAACGGGAATTTTCCCTGCCTAAACCCCATTCGTTTACCGCGTGCTACGTTCTGCGAAATCGACTCACTTTCCGCCTGTGCAAAGGCGCTCAGCACCGTCAGAATCATTTCGGAGTTCATTGTTGACGTGTTGATGTTTTCTTTTTCAAAAATCACCGCAATGCCGATTGCTTTCAGCATTCGGACATATTGGATGCTGTCCAGCGTGTTGCGGGCGAAGCGCGAAATGGATTTTGTAAGGATTAGGTCGATTTTCTTCTTTTTGCAGTCTTGAATCATCTGGTTAAATCCGTCACGCTTTTTTGTATGGATGCCGGAGATACCGTCGTCGGCATAAATCCCGGCCAGTTCCCATTCTGAGGTTGAGTTGATTTTCTCAGTGTAGTACAGTTTCTGCGTTTCAAAACTTCCCTGTTGTTCTTCTTCCTCGGTGCTGACGCGGCAGTAGGCCGCCACTCGCATTTTTCGCATGGTGTTGTTTTTCCCACTGCGTATCTGTCTAGTGGCTGGAATTTCGATGATTCTTGCGTTGCTCATGGTGCTCTTCCTTATTATAATGTCTGTCCGTTTCGCAGTTTGATGTCGATATGTGTATCGAGGTGTAAGATGATTTTGCTGACGATGGAGCTGTAGAATGATTCTGGAAATGTATCTGTGGGTTTGAATTCTTTGCAGGCGCGCTTGATTTGCATTGTTGTCGGATCGTCATCCCCTGCTGCGCAGTAATTAAATTGCAGTTCTGCTCGGCGCAGAATTTTGTCGATGATTGCATCTGCATCCAGCTCTGGTAATGCAAGGGCTGTGTGAATCTCATGATCCAGCTGAGCAACTTCTATTGACCGGGTGTTGCATTGTTCCTTTGGATTGTGGATTATTTCCGGGTGCTGTTGGATTTGGTATAACCTATCCACGATTTGTTGTGCCATGTTTTCAGGTTGCATCGGCTTTGACCACATTCCGCACTGTCGGCAAGTCCATTGTTGGGTTCTAGGTCGCCAGTATAGGCGCTCACCGCAGCAGGCACACTGCATATCGCTTCGAAATGGTTTTAGCACTGCTGAATATGTTACGGTTTTATTGCTTCGGATGCTGGCAGCTTGGCTGTAAACTTCTTTTGAAATAATGGCTGGGTATCCTTTGGCTCCACAGTAAATCTCATTTGCAAGTATGCGGGCAACGATATTTTTGTTCCAGCTATTATCTGAAAAGTGATAGGCTGTGCCACTTGTGGTCAAGTATTCTGCAATTTCCTTAAAACTCTGTCCTTCGGTATACGCATAGAATATGTGTTGTACAGTTGCGGCTTGTTCCGTGTTGATGACTGAATCTCCATTTTGAATCTGATAGCCGAAAGGAATGTACCTGTTCTTCATGTGGCTGCACGGCTTTCTGATAACTTCATGCCATTGATGAGTTCGAATTGGATTGCCGTATTGCTGATCAGCACTTTTTTCACAAGCTCTTTAAAGACAGACTCGTCAAATAATTCCAGCGGCGGTGTACTGGAAAGTTTCTTCTGGATGAGTCTTGTTTTTTGTAGAATTTTTTCCGATGTGTTAGACATATCATTTCGTGAAAGCTGTTGTTTCCTTTCCCTGATTTGCTGCTCAATGGCTGCACTTCGCTCTATAAATTGTGGTTCCTCAATATAACCTAGTGTATGGATTCTGGTAAGATTGTGTTTCTGTTTTGCAAGATGCTGAATATCTTCTCCAAGTGCAAGGCGTTTTTTATATTTTTGTTCTTGCAAATGCCGTAACCCAAGCAGGTCATCCACAAGTGGTTCCAGAATCGTTTTCTGATTACATTGCAGTCGATTATAGATTGACAAAAACGCCTGTTGGAGTTCATCCTCACGGATTGATTTGAGTAGGCAAAGAGCTTTCGATTGCAAATGCGTTCGGCAGCACCATACAAATCCTTGCGTGGGCGGCCCTTTTCTAGAGCATATAGCGCCGCATATTGAGCAGTAGATTTTCTTTGAAAATACACAAGTTCTATCAATCTCCCCTGTAATGCTTTTCTTTGCAAGTAGGTTCTGTACCTTTTCGTAATCGGTCTTAGAAATTATACCTTCATGCGTTTCCATCGCATAGTATTTTGAGCGCTGACCGGTATTAAGATACCTTTTCAATGGGAGTGAATCCGTTGTGTAGGTTTTTTGGTACAAGCTGTCTCCAATATATTTCTCATTACGCAGGATTGCATGAATCGTTCGGGGATTCCATTTGCTATTTTCTTTTGGATATATTGTATTTAAATGCTCAGCAATTTCATTTATGCTCATTCCAGACAGGTAACTTTTGAAAATATCGTTGACAATCATTGCGTTATTTTTTTCTGGCACGAGCTGGTGATTGATTTGCGTGTACCCAAACGGTGTAGCGTTGGTGATATAGTTACCCGTACGCATCCGTTTGTGTATTCCCCACTTCATATTCTGTGAGATGGACAGCGATTCTTCCTGTGCTACGGCGCAGATTATACTCAGTAGCATTTCACCGTTGGAGGTCTCGGTATCGAAGCCCTCTTTTTCAAAGGCTACCGTCACACCAAGGCTTTTCAGTTCACGAACCGATGACAGTGCATCCGCCGTGTTGCGGGCAAAGCGGGATGCCGACTTAACCAGCACACGGTCAATCAGTCCGGCACGGCAGTCGTCCATCAGGCGGTTGAACTGCTCACGACGCTTCGTGCTGGTGCCGGTGATACCCTCATCAGTGTAAATTCCAGCGAACTCCCAGTTGGGGTTTTCCTGTATCAAGTGGGTGTAGTAATCCACCTGCACGGCCAGCGAGTTTAGCTGATCCTCGGAATCGCTGCTGACGCGGGCATAGGCCGCCACGCGCAGACGCTTCGGTTGTTGCTGGATTGGCTGGATAACTTGGACTTGTGGCATGAGAGTTCTCCTAAATGCTTGCACTCATTGCGCGAAGTGTGTCCAGTATCTTTTTCCCTGTAGGAGAATTGGTGGAGAAGCGCTCTTTTTCAAAATCAGTTGTTATACCAAGGCTCTGCAATTCTTGCAGGATTGTCAGCAGGTCTGCTGTACGGCGGGCAAGATGTGTCGTTGACTGCGCCACAATGCAGTTGACACGTCCTGCACGGCAGTCAGTCAGCAATCGGTTGAGTTCCGGGCGTTGGCGCAGATCCGTACCCGTAACGCCATAGTCAGCATAAATCGCCATATGTTTAGGTAATTCTTCACGTTGCAATGCAGGGTGGGTTGCACCTTTATCCACACAGATGTAACGCGCCATGGATTTTCTATCTGCTATTTGTGGCATGACTTTCTCCTTTGCATTTGACGCTGTGACATTCTTTTTATCACATACAACATACTCGAAAGGCAGGTCAAAAGCTATTCACGAGAACCACTAAACTTCTCGGCGCAAAACGCCGCATTTCCGGGCATAACCAACATTCGTGCGCTGGCAGATGTCCCTAGGCAATCTTCCGTTTGCGGCAGCGGATACCAGCGCGGCATAGGCCAGTGCATATTTCAGCTCCTGTTCCAGTCTTACGGGAAACGGGTCAATTTGCATCGACAGCCACCTCCCACGGCACTCTTTTTCCGGTTCGCGCGGTACGAGCCAGGATGCGACTCTCCAACCCTGTCAGATAGAGTTCATATTGTAGATTGGTTTCGGTCGTAATCAGTACGGCACTGTAATTTTGCAGAAAGCGTAGGATGCGGTACAAGATTGTAATGTCGTGGCTCAAACGGTCAAGGCTCTGCACCATGACGGCATTGACACGCCCCTGTTGCACAGCGGTGAGCATGGCAAACAAATCAGGTCGCCAGAACTCGGTGCCGTACTTCTGCTCCATGCAGGAGTTGACGATGATGTAGCCGCGCCTGTCGGCTTCGCGCATGACATCGGCAAGCTGTTCTTCCAATGCGGGCAGGTTCGGTGCGGCACTGCGGGCGAACGCCCAAATTTTGTATTCTTTCATGGGCGCACCTCAGAATTGATCCATAAGTGGGAGACGGACATCAAAGCGGGGCTTGCCAAAGGAGGCCCGCGTGAAGCGGTCGCCGACAAAGCGTTCCAGACCGCTGTTGATGAGTTCGGCGTTTAGGTCACATTCGGTGGTGATGAGATAGACATCATTCTGACGCAGAATTTCAATAACTCCTACCAGTATGTAGCTGTTGCGGCTGATTTGCTCCAAATCGCGCACCATCACGGCTTCAATCCGACCGTTCTCTACTGCGTCCAACATAGAACGCAGACCAATGCGGTCTTTCAAGGTGTTGCCGCTGCAATGGTCAAAAGATGTGCCGCGTACAAGGAATCCATGCCCTGCTGCTTCGTCGATAAGGTCATACAG